GCATTCGATGTGGAGAAATCAAATCCCTTGCTCATCACGAGGATTACGAAAAACCTTTGGAAGTTGTTTGGCTTTGTCAGCCATGCCACAAACAAAGGCATAAAGAAATTAATGTTTTGAAAGACTGATATGAAAAAACTACTTATTGCTTTGTATGTAGCTACTTTGTCAACTATGACCTGGGCGGCTTGTTCTACACACACTTATTACGCTAATGGAAAATACGTTACTTGCACTACTTGCTGTTACGGCAATAACTGCAATACAACCTGCTATTGATGGTCGATAAGATTGAAAAGAAGACAAACGGCACTTACCCATCAGCTAGAAACTGGGGTGGTGTCCGTAATGTCGTACAGCGCATTGAGCGCAGCCAAACCATTGTTGCCAACCGAGAAGCAGTCGCCTACGCATTGCTCACCATGGCAAACACCAAGATCACAGACATCATGGAATGGGATGACTCAGGACACATCAGCGTCAAAGCCAGTAGCCGAATACCCGAACACGCTTTGCAGTCTATTAAGAAAATCAGCCAAAGAGTAGACAAAGAAGGTAATGCGACTATTGACATTGAACTGTTTGACAAGGTTCAAGTTCTGAGGATCCTGGCTAAAGCATCGGGTCTGTTGGATACTCCTGATGACGGACAGAAACCAAGCGTGATTGGCGTGACCATTCAAGCACCTGAAGATGTGGAGCCACGGCATGAACAATGATCATGTGCTATCAAACCTGAACATTGATCTACGATCCAGCCCCACTGCTTTTAAGTTCTTACAAGACAAGTCTTTTGTTACTGGGCTGATGGGGCCAGTGGGATCAGGTAAGTCGTATGTCTGTGCCGCCAAGATAATGATCCGTGCTGTTGAACAAAGGCAATCCCCAGTGGATGGCATCAGGTACAGCCGCTTTGTCATTGTGCGTAACAGCTATCCTGAACTGAAGACTACTACCCTGAAGACTTGGGCTGACTTATTTCCTGAGAACATTTATGGCCCAATCCACCATACACCACCTATCACACATCACATCAAACTACCACCCCGAGGTGATGCAGCGGGGATTGATTGCGAGGTTATCTTTTTGGCTTTGGATCAGCCTAAAGATGTCCGTAAATTGCTTTCGCTTGAACTTACTGGTGCTTGGGTTAACGAAGCCAAGGAATTACCCAAAGCTGTCATTGACGGACTCACCCATCGTGTCGGACGATACCCAACTAAGCGTGACGGTGGAGCAACATGGCACGGCATCTGGATGGATACAAACCCGATGGATGATGACCACTGGTGGCATAGGCTTGCAGAAAAAGAACCTATCACAGGAAAGTACGCATGGAAGTTCTTCAAGCAACCAGGTGGAGTAATTGAGGTTTCATCAGACTCATTGCCTGAAAACCCTGAAGCCAATGACCATCTTTTTGCGTCAGCCAAGTGGTGGAAGATCAATCCCAAGGCTGAAAATATAAAAAACCTACCACCTGGCTACTACCTACAGCAGCTTGCAGGTAAGACCCTAGACTGGATTCGGTGCTATGCCGAGGGTAAGTACACCTTTGTGCAGGATGGGAAGTCAGTTTGGCCTGAGTACGATGACAACATCATGGCTGCTGATCTTGAAGCGGATCCAAACTACCCGATTCAGGTAGGTCTTGACTTTGGTTTGACTCCTGCTGCTGTCTTTGGACAGAAAATGCCTAATGGACAGTGGCGTGTTTTGCATGAGATCGTTACTTTTGACATGGGGCTGGAGCGTTTTGGGCAGCAATTGTTGTCGGAATTGCAACTTTACTTCCCTAAATACGATGTTCGGATATGGGGAGATCCTGCTGGTATGCAGCGTGATGCCATTTATGAGACAACTGCCTTTGAATACTTACGATCGTTAGGCTTAAAAGCAGAACCAGCCCCAACCAATGAGTTCAAAGCTCGTAGGGAAGCTGCTGCTGGGCCAATGAATCGCATGGTTCAGGGCAAGCCAGGTCTTTTAATCAACAAGAAGTGCAAGTTAGTACGCAAATCCCTCTCAGGGGGCTACCACTTTAAGCGTATTGCTGTTGGTGCAGGGCAAGAACGGTTCAAAGATAGCCCAAATAAGAACGAACACTCCCACGTTGGGGATGCTTTTGGCTATTTGATGTGCGGTGGCGGTGAATATCGCCAGTTAACTAGGGGATCACAGAAGCCAAGTGGGTTGCCTTTTGTTGCAAGCACCATGACCAACTCAGATTTCGATGTCTTTTCCTGAAATAGTAGCGGCACTGCCAAAAAGTCCACAATTTACATGGCTACCTTTTAACAGTGGTCATGTAATGACTATGGACTTGAAGGATTCTGAGTACAGCACTACCTCCAAGATCATGCCTTTGGACAGTATGCTGGAAGCGCAAGCCCAATACGGTCATGCTATCACTGCGCTACTTAATGGCAAGCCTGTTGCTGTCTTTGGCACTGTAAAGATATGGGAGGGTGTCGGAGAAATGTGGATGATCTGCGAAGAACGCCTCCGAGAACATAAAAACTACTTTACTCGTGCAGCTATTGCCTATCGTGATTACACGGTGATAGCAGGAAACTTGCATAGGTTGCAAATTACAGTAAGATGCGCTGACCTTAGAGCCGTGCGCTGGGCTTTATTCATCGGTTTTGAAATTGATGGAATGATGAAGCGTTATGGCCCCGATCAATCAGATTTTTTTATGATGTCAAGGAGTTAATCATGGGTGGTTTTGTAAAACAGATATTGGGTATAAAAGATCCAGTAGTCCAAGCATTTCAACAAGCTTCTCCACAAGCTTCTCAAGAAGCAGTTATTGAAAGGCAAGAAGCTACACAAGCTAAACAACAAACTGAATTAGCGCAACGAGCGCAAGCATCTACTCGTGCAAGGCGTGGTGGTGGTTTGCGTATGCTTTTGTCAGGCGAAGAAACTGGTCTTGGCTCTAACAGCAAACTTGGTGGAGGTTAAAAATGGCTACTGACATGAAATCCAAGATGCAATCTAAAGTTGCTAAGACAATGCGTGAGTATAAGGAGAAGGCCACAGAAAAAAGCCAAGCCTCTAAGCCCATGCCAATGCGTGGTCAACGCACAGCAACAAACGCCATGAAGAAGAAGATGTAAATGGCTATCATTGTTCAGCGAGAGTCAGAGAATACAAAAGCGATTCTTACAACGCTGACTCATAAGAGCAACTCTGGAGATCAAGTGATCTCTGGTGCTGATGCTCCAGTCATTATGGTTGATGTCAACCACCAGCGCAACCATGATGGTCGTGGTTACTTTGCGTACAAGATTGCACCTGACTCAGCGCCACTAGCTTCTGCTGCAAGCATTAACATTGTGTTGGCTTCTCCATCTGGAGTATTCCCTCATGTAACTGTTGATGGAATGTGTTTGGGGGATGCAGAGTTGTACATCTATGAAGGCGCATCAACTACTGGTGGCACAGCATTTACGCCAATCAATCGCAATCGCAACTATGCCGTAAGCAATGTAAGCCAAGTTGCCATGGTAATTAACCCAACAGTTACATCAGTTGGTACTGAGATTGATGCACAGATTGTTCCTGGTGGTCGTGGTAAAAAGTCTAGTGGTGGTGCTGCTGGTTCTCTTGAGTATGTGTTGAAGCCACTGACAAATTATTTATTCACATTAACCAATGTAAATGGAACGGCACACGCCGCATCTTTACAAATTGAATGGTACGAATGAAAAGCCTTAATAAAAAAATATGGGAAAAAGCTAGACCAAAAAGTCTAGGTGAGCCAAAGCCACTTTCTTCTAGTGAGAAACAATCAGCTAAAGAGAAGGCAAAGAAGGCAGGTCGCCCATACCCAAACCTCGTTGACAACATGGCAGCGGCAAGAAAAAAATGAGCAAGTACAAAGATCCTAAAGGCGGTCTAACAGAGGCTGGCAGACGCAAGTTTGAAAGCTCTGGCGAAAGCAAAGACTTAAAGCCTGGTGTTAAGGCATCTAATCCAAAAGGACAAGATGCTAGACGCAAAGGATCTTTTTTAACTAGATTTTTTACCAATCCAAGTGGCCCTCTCGTTGACGAAAAAGGCAAACCAACAAGATTGGCGCTTTCTGCAAATGCATGGGGTGAGCCAGTGCCTCGCACAGAAGCTGCTGCTGCAAGATTAGCAGCAAAAGGCAGGGCTATTTTGAAAAGATACCAAGCAAATAAGAAGGATTGATATGGCAAAAATGAGTGTCGAACAGATCTTACAAAGACACAAGATCGCCAAGAACAAGAAGGAAGACTTCCGTAGCATTTATGAAGATGCTATGGAGTTTGCTTTGCCACAGCGTAATCTGTATGGCGGTGAATATGAAGGGCGTGTTGGCGGTGCAAAGAAGATGTCACGAGTCTTTGACTCTACTGCAATTAACTCTACCCAGCGTTTTGCAAACCGTCTTCAGTCAGGCATCTTCCCTCCACAGCGCAAGTGGTGTCGCCTAGAGCCAGGTACTGATATTCCTATGGAGCGCCGTGGGGAAGCACAGCGAGCATTGGATCTGTACAACGACAAGCTATTTGCAGTCCTGAAGCAGTCAAACTTTGACATTGCCATGGGTGAGTTCTTGCTAGATCTTGCTGTTGGTACTGCTGTAATGCTAGTCCAAAAGGGAGATGCTGTATCTCCGATCAACTTTATCCCTGTTCCACAGTACCTAGTCAGCTTTGAAGAAGGCGCTAATGGTCAGGTGGATAACGTCTATCGCAATATGCGGATTAAGGGTGAGTCCATTCAGATGCAATGGAAAGATGCCAAGATCCCTGAAGACTTGCAAAAACGTATCTCAGATAAGCCTACAGAAGATGTTGACCTGATTGAAGCTACTGTCTACAACATGGATCGTGGTGACTTTGGTTACTACGTCATTGATGAAAAGAGCAAGAGCCAGTTGGTCTATCGCAAAATGAAGTCTAGCCCATGGGTTGTAAGCCGCTACATGAAAGTAGCTGGTGAGATCTATGGTCGTGGCCCTGTTCTTACAGCATTGCCTGACATCAAGACTCTCAATAAAACCAAAGAGTTGTTGCTTAAAAATGCATCATTGGCTATCACTGGTGTATATACAGCGGCTGACGATGGCGTACTGAACCCTGCAACAATCAAGATTACACCTGGTGCAATCATACCTGTTGCTCGTAACGGTGGCCCACAAGGTGAGGCATTGAAGCCTTTGCCTCGTGCTGGTGACTTTAATGTCAGTCAGATTGTGATCAATGACTTGGTTCAATCAATCAAGCGTACTTTGTTGGATGAGTCTTTGCCTCCTGACAATATGAGCGCACGATCAGCGACGGAAGTTGTAGAGCGCATGAAGGAATTGGCGCAGAACTTAGGATCTGCCTTTGGTCGTTTGATCAATGAAACCATGATTCCTTTGGTTACAAAGATCCTTGAAGTAATGGATGACGATGGCATCATTAACTTACCGTTGCGTGTCAATGGATTAGAAGTTAAGGTCAGCCCAGTTAGCCCATTGGCAATGGCTCAGAACTTGGATGAGATCAATAGCATTGTCCAGTTTATGCAGATTGCACAAGGACTTGGCCCTGAAGCTCAGTTGGCTATTAAGCCAGGTGCTGTTATTGATTACATTGCTGACAAGCTAGGCGTACCTGCTAGTGTCCGTTCTAATGCACAAGAGCGCAAAGCCCAAATGGATCAGATGGCACAGATGGCTCAACAAATTCAGCCGCCTCAACAGGCAGCGTTACCAGCCCCTGGAGCTATGCCAGCATGAGTTGGGATGACTTAGAAACCACAGCTACATTCCAGCCAGACCAAACTGGTGTTGATTTAAACCTACAGATGGCACGAGCGTTTGCCACTGATGAGGGAAAGATGGTGTTGGCATGGATGCGAGAGTTCTATCTTGAACATCCATGTTGGCAACCTGGTGCGGATCAGTCATTGGGTTTGTTTCGTGAGGGACAAAACAGTGTGATCCGTGATATTGAAAACCGCATTAGAAAGGCGAAAAACCAATGAGCGAAGCAAATGATAACCCTGGCCTGTTAGAAGCCGCCGCAGCAGAAGAAGCGCCAGCAGAACAGACAACCGAGGGCCAAGAGCAGAGCATTCCCCATTTGCAGGGGCAAGAGGCTGAAGATGGCCCATTAGAGCGACCAGACTTTTGGCCTGAGAAGTTCTGGAACAAAGATAAGGCTGAACCTGATTTAGAAGGCATCAGCAAGTCTTATGTGGAACTAGAAAAGAAGTTCCGTTCAGGATCACACAAACCTCCTGAAGATGGCAAGTACAACCTTGAGGCTGCTGGTTTGTCAGAAGATGACCCAGTTGTTAAGGCATATGCTGGATGGGCGCAGAAGTACGGCATCTCCCAGCAAGCCTTTGATGACCTAGCCAAAGAAGTAACTAGTATGTCCAATGGGCAGCAAGATGCTGTTAGACAATCCACGGAGCAGGAATTGGAAGCACTTGGCCCTAATGCCAAAGCAATCATCTCCAACATGGCTTCTTGGGGTCGTGGGATGGTCAACAAGGGCATTTGGAGTGACGATGAGTTTACTGAGTTCACCAAGTGGGGAGACACAGCAAGGGGCATTAAAGCCCTATCTAAGCTGCGTGAGACTTATGAGGGCAGAGTACCATTGGATACGCTGAAAGCTGACCCTGAAGGCTCTGTCTCCAAGGAAGAACTAGACTCCATGGTTGCAGATCCAAGATACAAAAAAGATCCTGCTTTCCGCAACAAGGTCGAAAAACTCTTTTACAAGATGTATGATTAAGGCGTTAGCTTGCAGTTGCTAACTTCTCCGTAGATCTTAGCCCCTACTTGCGTGGGGGCTTTTTTTCGGCTATACTGTCCTCGTCAAGCGTTGCGGCAAGACATTTAGAACCCTTTGGCTCTAGCTTTCTATTCCTTTTTAGGAACACGCCGCAATGTGGAAAGTTAGAACCAAGGGGTTTTTGCTTTTCTGACTCGCAAGCAATGCGGAACGTCAGTGGTTGCTTGTTAAATAACCCTGTTACACGGCAAGCCAAGCGGGGATGGTGGGCTAAGAATAGAGCCAGGTGGTAGGTCAGAAATGGCTGTAAGTCTGTTCAGTGCGATGCGATGACATGGCTCCAAAGGGCATACATCGAGGCATAAGCGAACTTTGGTTTTTACCACGGTAAGGCTGTGCTTTGCTCAAACATTCACCAAAGGGCATCTGTATGAAGTATCAGGTTAAGCAGTTAGAAGCTAGATCTAGAAGGCTTTCTCTTAAATTAAAGATGTCTAACTTGTCTAACAATGAAGTTGCTTTGAATCTTAGAAAGTCTTCTGATGGCTTTTTACAGTCAAAAGAATGGAAAGAATTAAGACTTAAAGCACTGGAAATCTATGGATTTGTCTGTGTTAAATGCGGTAGAGACAACAGTAAAGCTTACCCAATCAACATTGATCACATAAAACCAAGGAAGTTTTTCCCTGATTTAGCTCTAGAGATAACCAATTTACAGCCAATGTGTGGCCCTTGTAACAAAAAAAAGGGCAATTTCTATTAAAAACACTTGACAAATAGAAATAATGACTATAATCCAGCCGTGGACAACCGAAAGGCCCATGACAGCAGTAGTCTGCTCCCTGGTGCGGGGGTAACGTACAAGTCACGGCCCAGAATCTTCTGGATAACCAGCGGCGATATTTTTTTATCAACCGTTCTCTAGGAGAAACAAATGTCAGTTAGCATTTCTAACGCCTTTGTAACCCTGTTCGATACGGAAGTTAAACAAGCGTATCAAGCTGATGCTGTCTTGCGTAACTCTGTCCGTCTTCGCACTGGTGTTACTGCGTCTACCCACAAGTTCCCTAAAATTGGTGCTGGTGTTGCACAAGTCCGAGTCCCTCAGACTGATGTAACTCCTTTGAATGTGACCTACTCTCAGGCCACAGTCACACTGACCGACTACATTGCTGCTGAATACAGCGATATTTTCAACCAAGCCAAAGTAAACTTTGATGAGCGTCAAGAACTCGTTCAAGTTGTTGGTAAGGCAATTGGTCGCCGTTCTGATCAGATGATCATTGATGCACTTGCAGCGTCTAGCACTAGCTTGACTGTTGCTACCAGCATCGGTGGCTCTGCTACCAACATGAACATGGCTAAGTTGCGTGAAGCGGCTCGTTTGCTTAATACGTCTAACGTACCAGCAGAAGATCGTTACATCGTGATTCATGCTTCACAATTGTCTAGCTTGTTGTCTGAAACTGCTGTTACCAGCAGCGACTTCAACAGCGTTAAGGCTTTGGTGCAGGGTGATATTACTAGCTTCATGGGCTTTAACTTCATCACAATCGGTGATCGCACTGAAGGCGGTTTAACTGGTGGTGGTTCAGGTTCAACTCGTGTTGTGTACGCCTACCACAAAATGGCTGTCGGCATGGCTGAAAGCATGGCAATCCGTTCTGAGATCAATTACATCCCTGAGAAAACTTCTTATTTGGTGTCTTCGATGTTCAGTGCTGGTGCTACCGCTATCGATGCTGGTGGTATTGTTGCAATCACTTGCACCGAATAAGGAGAATACATCATGGCATTTTCAGCAACAGGTTTTAACACCGTTGGCGGTCAGTCTAAATCTGGCAACGCCCCAGCTATTTATAGCTATGCTTCCACTGATGCTCAAACAGTGATCCGTGTTTCTGGCTACTTCAACGCTGTTTCTTCAGTGTTGAAAGTCGGTGACATCGTTTTCTGCTACAGCGCAACTGGTGGTACTCCTGTAATGTCCACAGCTTATGTGGTCAGCAACGCTTCTGGCGTAGTTGACATCACTGATGGTGTGACCGTTACTGCAACTGATACTGATTAATCACAGTATCAAACGAATAGGCCAGTCACTGAGTATTCGGGGACTGGCCTTTCACACATTTGAGGTGACAAATGGCTGCTGGTGATACCGACATTCGTATTTGCTCTGATGCCTTGCTTATGCTAGGCGCTAAGTCAATCTCGTCTTTTAACGAGGGAACTACAGCATCCAATACTTGTGATCGTCTGTATCCTGGTATAAAGAGTTCAACGCTTCAGTCCTATCCATGGTCTTTTAGCTTCAAAAAAGTTGTGTTGGCACAGACGATTAATACGCCTGTCAATCAATACAAGTACGAATACCAATTACCGTCTGACCGTCTTGGCGTTATCAGACGAGCATTTAACAGCACGGCAATAGGTGCTGGAACTTTTACTGACTGGGTTATCCAAGGCGATAAGCTTTTGACAAACCAAGAGCAAGTAGTAGTTGATTACCAGTTTTTGCCAACAGAATCTCAAATGCCAGCGTACTTCGTGCAATTGCTAAAGTACATGATGGTATGGCATTTGGCAGACCCAATTACAGACCAAGTAACTAAGACTCAATACTGGCAACAAGTAGCAGTTGGCTCTCCTGGTGAGAACAACCGTGGTGGCTACTTCCGCACAGCTATGGTCATTGATGGTCAAGGCAATACAACACAAGCGTTTGAAGACTTTAGCTTAATTGCAGTGAGATACTAATGACTCGTATTGTTGCAATGCAAACCAACTTTAGTAGCG